TTGGAATAGCATCTACCAAATCTTGAAGACTGGTAGAAGTTTGGTTTTCAACTGCATTAAGAAAATTAACTGCTTCTGCTAATTGTGTTGTATTTAATTTATAAACATTTTGCAAAGATACTGTTGCTTGCATTGCTTGTTGTCTATCAACTTCTCCAAGTTTTGCAAGTCTAATTGCTTCTCTTGTGGCATTTACTAGGTCAAGTCCCGTTTTACCTGTTGCTGCTAAATCGGCTGCCATTCCCGCAGTTTCTTGAATTGGAACGCCCCATGATTGTGCCAACTCTTTAGCAAGTGCTGTAACATCTTTTCTGATTGCTGCAAGAGCTTGTTGTGTTGGTTGTGCAAGTCCAGTTCCATAAACCTTTTGCATTCTAGTAAGTTCTGTATCAACTGATTGAAAAATTCTAGCGGTTTGAGCACCGAACATAGTTAAAGGAACTGTTAAACCTACTGTAAGCTGACGTCCCGCCCATTGTGTATTTTTACCCCAATTGATAAGTGAGGTAGCTCCTCTATCTAATGCAAGGTTATAGAGCATTTGTTGATTTGCAGCAATTTTAGTGGCATTTGCTACTTCATTAATTTTTGTAGGAGTGTAAACTGTTGCAACTCCACCTTTAAGTGGATCTTTAACAATTATTGAATTTTGTAATCTAGTTTGTTCTACAGCAAGTGCTCGTATTTGAGCTTGAGCATCTTTGCTGCCTTGTGTAATAATATTATAATATTCTTTAAGTTTGAGTTTTCCACCATCAAGTGCTTTACCAAACTTTTCTGTTTCTGTTTGAAGTTGAACTGTTTTTGCAGTAAAATGTCCAGTAGATAGGATGGCTTTATCAAATTCAGCCACCATATTTTTAACTGACTGAATTTGAGTAGCTTGTAAACCTACACCAGCAATATTCTTATTTAATGCTGATATGCTTTGATCAAGTTTAGCAATTGCTTGTTGGACATTATTAAAATCACCAAGAGCAACTATCTTAAACTCAATACGGCTCAATTGCTATCCCTCCAATGATATGAATCCGAGACCTTGATCAATTCCGAATCCATCTTGTGCTGCTTGAAAACCTTTTAGATTTGTTATATCATCTGGTTCATCAGATGCATCTAAATCAATTCCGTTAACTCCAGCCAAGAACTTCCTATCCTCATTTTCTTTTTTCCTTATAGCCTTTAGGGTTATAAGCAATTCTTCTATACAAAGACTAGATTCTAGATCATCGTAATTTTTCCAATGACCTAGAAGAAAAACTTCCGACTCAAGGGCAGCTAAGTCTAATTCGTCCCAACTAAGGCTGCCCCGAGGAGATTTGGGTCGTTAAGTTTTAAACCACCTGCCACCTCTAGGATCTTCATCATTGTAGGAATTTCTATAACTTCTTCAAACTTATCTTTATCTTTGCTAAGTTCGGGTTTAAGAGTTCTCATACAATGCATTGCTGCTTCAACAAAAATATCCATAACTTGATCTTCTGATTCAATTGACTCATCAGCAGTCTTACGAATAATTTCCATAAATTTTTTAATTTCTTTAATAGGTAATGGTTTAACTGTAATTGTTTCACCATTGGAAAGTTCTAATTCAATAATTTCATAAATTGGTGTAGGCAAAATTCCTCCTGTTTATCATATAAAATTATACCAATTTTTATGGTTAATACATAAAATAGTTAAGCCTCCCATAGGAGGCTTAACCGTCAATATTAAGTTTTTAAATTAGTTGGTTCCCCAAATTCTGTCAATAACAACGCCATATTCTGCACCTGCATATGAATCATCAGGCAAGCATCGGAATGTTACTGGGAAAACTGTTGCTGAGTCACGTTTAAGTGCATGTGCGGTGGTGTCAATGCTGACAACACGGCGAGCAATATAAACACGCTCCTTCTCACGAAGATTAGATGTATTTCCTGTAATTACAGAACCAGATGATGTTACGGAACGACCTTGCTGGAAAGGAGCATTTCCTACCGCAGCAAAAGATCTTTCAACTGGAGCATCACCCAAAGCACCTGCAGCCATATTCAATGTAGCACCTTGCTCACCAGAAACTGGAGTAGTTTGAGCCAATGTTGTTGTTGTACTTCCGTCAGCGCTATAATAGGTGTCCATTTGACCCCATGAAAGCTGAAGATTTTCTAAAGTTCCTTCTGTAAGTTCTGTAGTAAGAACAACTCTTAAAGATTGCTTGAATAAACGAGCAGCATCAAGAAGTTGATCAACCATAACCTCACCATAATTTGGTTCATAGGAAATGTTGAGACCATTATTGGTATAACCTACTTCTCTCCAAGCAGTGCTTGAAGAAAGCTTCTCTCTAGCACCATCGCCTGTCGCTCCTCCAAAAAGAGTGTTAAGACTTGCAGATGACGTAGAAGGACGTGATGAGCCAGATCCATTACTAATAAAAAGATCAGCAGCACCAACGAGAATATTTTTTACGCTTGTAGCCATATATTAATTTTTCACCTACCTTTACATTAATAAAGTTGGCAAAACTTACTTCCTCAAGATCAATGTTACCATTAAAATCAAATAAAACAAAGATTTATTCAAACTTGCCAGTGGATAAATTTATGTTTCTGCTATATTCATACATTATGGATACCTCTCCAACCATAAAACCACCTTCGTGATCAAATGCTTGTGTTGGAGTAGCATTTTCAATCATAAAATAATGATAGTTAAAATTACTATTTAATTCTTTATACAAGTTCATATCTGTTGCAGACTTATCAAATCTTCTAAATAAATCAATTAATAAATTAATTATTGAATGTATTTGAAGAGCGTCTGTAGATATAATATTAAGAATTAGTATTTCTTCAGAAATCCACCAATTTTGTTGGTAGGGTCTAACAGATATGTCGTATGTGATGTAAGGAACACCTGGAAGTAAATTAGTAAATTCTGGAATTTGTTGAGTTGGAATAATTGGAATTAATGGTTTAAGAAATCCATCAGCATAATAATTTTGTTCATTCAAAAGACCAGCATCGGTTAGTTCTTTCCAAATTAAACTTCTTATTTCAAATAAAGCAGTCTTTTCATAATCAGTCATTAAATTATTACCAACCCTTCTGAATATCTTTCTGTAATATTAGCAATTGTTTGTCTTGCTTGAACAGGACCTTCTCCCGTTCTATTTAAACAAGAAGAAAGTTCTTGTTGTATTTTTTGAAAAATTCCTGATGCATCTAGTACTGCATTAAAATTCTTTCTATACCATTCTAATGCAAATTCTCTAAAAGCATTTCTTACTAAACGTCCACCAGGATTTAAAATTCTTATAATTTTACCTTCTGGAACAAATGTAATTCCTTGGTTTCCTAAAAAAGCAATTGTTCTTTTTGTTTGAAATGTAATAGATTGACCATTTTCCATTACCTCAGCTTTATTTCTAAATATATGTTTTGCCATTACCGATTTACCAGTTTTTCCTGGATTTTGAAGTTCTCTTGGAATGGGAACTGGCTTTCTAGATCTTTTTAATTCAGTAGAAATAACTAGAGTACCATTAGAAACTTGTGCTCTTCTAATAAAAAATAATCTTCCATTTGAAGATCCTATTTGATTCCATTCATAAATATGATGATATTTTTTTGGATTAATTTGTGCTCTTTTATCTAATGCTGCTACAAATCTTTTTCCTGTAATTGTAAAAGATGCTTTTGCAATACCTTCTAAAGTTCTTGGCTTGGTAAGTTCTTGAACTCCAAAAAATTTATTATTTATTTCTGTCATTACTTGATTGACAGATGATTGATCAATTTTGAATCGTATCATTGCTCTGAACTGGAACCCTTTGCACAATTGATTCATAATAACTAACTTTGCCGAATGGATCTAATACGGCATGTGAAGAAAAAACTTCAAAAAATGTATCAGGTTCATCCAATTTATCAATTTCAAAATAAACTTTTTGATTGTTGCTAGAGCGTATATTTCCAATTCTCCAACGTCTGCTTAATGGTTTTAAAGTCTTAACTCTTAATTGTATTCTTTCTTGATAGCCAGGCTGACCTGCTTCAAAAGCTTTGTTTCCACCACGAGAAAAAGAGTTTGATGAGCCAAGTGGTTCAATTTTACATTGAATAGTTTCATTATAAACCCATTGACGATTAACAAATCCAGTATTTTTATCTTGAGAATTTTGTTGAATATAAATATCAGATTTGGTATTCATAATTGATGCAACAAAAGATATTGCTGATGTAGCCATTAAATCACCACAATACGAATATTTCGATATAGATCAAGAATATTGTCTACGGCAACGTTACCAGTTCCATTAAATGCTCCTCCAGCCATGCTGAAAGATATTTCACTAAGATTAACTTTGCTTAAGTATTTGTTTCTCCAGTTGTAATCATTAGTTAGCATATCTCCAACTAGCATCATAGAAGCAAGTTTAATATCCTCTGGTACATATTTATATCCAATTTTTCCTTGAAATTTATATCTAGAATTATTTCTAAATCTTCCATAATAAAGAACTGCGGGATCTACTTGATTGTCATATCTTACATCCCAGCCAGGATTGACTAATCTAACTGCTTTATTTGTAAGTGTTAATTCAAGTAAAAATCCAAAAGTATTAAAATAAGGATCTACTGTATTATCAACAATTAAAATATCATTTTCCCATACTTTATCAAGATTTTGCATAACTTCTAGTAATTCAATAACATCTGATCCTCGACCAAATTCTTCTTGAACTCCATAACGTAAACCAAAATCTTGATTAGTATATCCAATAATAATTGTTCTTGCTAATTTTTCTGCTTTTATAATTTCATGTGGATCCATGTAATTTAAATCATATGGTTGTGCAGACCAACCATGATAATCATAAATATCATCTACGCTAGCATAAGGAGTGTCTACTTTATAATAATCAATATGTGTTGTTTCATATCCATCTAGTATAAAAGACCATGTAACTTTTAATACTCTGTTTAATGCAGTTTCTGTTTCAGGATCTGCAATAAGATAATAATTGCCTGTTGGATCTCCATTTCCATCTAACTTAGGAATTGCTGTACCACTAGATAACTCATCTTCTGTATCAGCATCAATCACAACAAAGGTTGGAGTATTGTCTGCTGGAGTAAGTTTACCATCTTTAAATACGCCTAATACTAACTGTTCTGTTGCTTCACGAACAAGCGTTTGCAATTATTATCCCCCCGATTAAGAGTAGAATTCTTGTGCTTCCCTTGGAGTTGCCAGTCTAAAACCTGCTTGGGTATCAAAAATTCTTTGTGCATCATCTTCAGACATTGCAACAAAAGGATGCTGTGCAGTAAATGTATAGCCCATAGCTTGGTATGAATGATTCATTCTATCCATTTTAACTAATACAGTGTTTTGTGGCTTCAAGATTTCCTTCTCTTTCTTTTTATCAATTTTTAATTCTACTGTTTCAGCTCCTGCGAATTTAGCATAAGCTTCATATGTAACGCCTTCTTCTGAAAGCGCTGCAATTAATTCTTTTTTTGTTTTGACATTTTCAACATCAACACCGAAAGATTCTGCGAGACTCTTAAGTTCACTGATTTTCATTGTGTCAAATGACATATGACTTCCTCTCTTGTCTATTAAATTATACCAGAAAAGAGATAAGGAGGGGACTTAATCCCCTCCCTATCTGACATATACTAAATATTAGTATGTGTATGTTGAGTTACCGCCAGTCACATGTGCGCCATGTGTTGTAGAACCAAGAGTTCCACCAGCAGTACCAGCAACCTTAACGTTCTTAACGATAACATGTGCGTCATAGTTTTCAACTGCACAGCCAACACGGATGAAGAGTGTATACTCAATCGTATCCTTCTTAGGCTGGAACAGACGATAAACAACAACGTCACGCTTGATACCAATGATGAAGTTTTGTGGGAATGTCAAGTGAAGATCACCATGCAAACCAGTTGCTCCAGAATAGTCTCCAGAACGAGTTTCATCCATCAAAGGAACGTTGATAACAGGAATACCGAATGCAAACGGAGTTGTAGTACCTGGACCACCATCGTTAGCAGCGACGTCACCACGGATAACACCAGAGGCGATATCGAATGGGTTGACGCTACCAGCGTTAGCAGTAAGATTGTACAAATAGTCTTGAACCAAGTTTGATCCAGTAAAGAATCGAAGTTGGTTACGACGTTGCTTATACTTACGAGGCATTGTCTTGATTGCTGCGTTAAACACATTCTTGTCAAGACCTGCACCGTTACCATCTACAACGTGAGCATTATCAAGTGCAAGTTTACGGAATCCAGCAAATGCTGAAAGCAGACCCGAACCTGTTCCTACACCGTTGATCAAAACGTCTTCGATATCATTACCAGCTTGGGTAGCCATAAGTCTTGCAATATGATCTTCAAGATCCGCACCTTCGATGTTATCTTCCAGAGATTCAGACGAAAGTTCCCAATCAAGACGAAGCTTACGGGTTGTAAGCGAGACCTTGGAGAATGTTGCGCCAGCTGCTGTGAAGGTTGTTGAATTCTCGTTCTCATAAGTGCCAGAAGCACCAACGAAGTCACGAGGATTATCCTCCTGAGCCACTGTCATAATTCTTTGACCTACGGAAACACGATCAATTTCTGTTGTATTGGAGCGCATACGAATTGTACGTGCTGCCTTTGCAAGAATTGTTGCGTCCCACATGTAATCAAGGAAACGATTTGCCTGATCTGGATACAGAAGACCGTTACCGCTGAGGGTAGCTGTGTCTGCTGAAGCGTTAACACCACCAGATCCGATATTTGTTGTATCAATTACTTTCTGTAAAAGCTCATTACTCATTTTTATATTTCACCTACCTTTCAATTAGAGGTTGCGTACACCGAGGAAGTGTCCTTGCCAAATGCTTTTTTGTATTTTTGTTTCTTCTGTAGATCCAGGAAGATCTCCAGACTTCTTTACTGCGGTTGCAGATTCATAATTTCCTACACGAGTATCAAGATAATCAATCTTTCCATACATCTCAGAAATTGTCTTATTAATTGCATCATGCTTTTCTACAAGTTCATCAATAGATTTCTTCATTTCCGCTCTGGTTTCCTCTACCATACGGTAAACATCTTGAACTGTAGCAGCTTGAGTTGCATAATTCTTTTCCATAGTTTCACCAAAGAAGTTCTTGAGGTCGGATACCATCTTTGTAAAATCAAGATCGTCCGCTTCAACTTCAGAAACGGTTACGGCTTTCTCAACTGTTTCTTCTGTAACTGTCTCTTCAACTTCTACTGGAGTTACTTCATCAGCCTGAGTAGCCTCAACTACCTCATGGCTTGTTTCTTCTGCCATGTTACCTCCTTTTGTGATTTTCTTCTTTTTACCCGCTTGATCTGGGTAAAGATTAATTGTTGAGTTTGAACTGATAACATCTTTTTCTGTTTTATCACAATCGCATAATGTTTCTTGCTTCATGCAATCTGGACATACTTCGTTATCTGAATCATGTGTTGTAGCCTCATGAGTTGGGCCTGGTGCATCATCTTTTGTTAAATATGAATCCAACACTTTATTGATAGTATCAAACTTATCAGTATCAGAACCTTCGATCCATCCAATATTTTCCATTGAATCTCCACAAACCACACAATCTTTATTTACGTCTGAAGAGCTTGAAGCAATCTGATCTTCCTTACACCAAAAAACATTTTCTGTAACAATATCAGCAATCATTCCTTTAAGAATGCTTCCAGTGTCTGTTTTTTGAATAGAAAAAATATTTGCCAGGGGATTTGCTGGCGAATCTACTAGACTCAGCTCATGCAAGTCATAATCGTGAATTACTCTACGATCTTCCCCTGACCCGTCTTCTGCTTTTTCAAACTTGGAATCTACAATATTGCCACCAATAGAGAAACCAGTTAGCGTACCATCCAAAACCTTCTCCCAAGTGTCTTGTGCGCCTTTTGAAATATAAGCATTGACGTAAACTCCATTATATTGTTTACCAGTTGCTTTATCTAAAAATTTATCATAATTAAAAGAAACCATTTTGCCTACAGCAATTGGTTGATGCATTTCACGAATGTTTCCACGAAATCTTTCAAAAGCCTTTTTACTAGCATCTGCAGTAACAATATCTCCATGACGGTCAACATTATCTAAAGAGGCGAATCCAGAGACGGTTCTCTTTTCTCTATTGACCTTTGCAATTGGGAACGAAA